AAATACCAACAAACAAACTTCTTCAATAAGCGGGGCGGGGGGGGGTCGCTCCCCCCCCCCGGCTTTTTTGCAAAATCAGCACGGAGCTGAACAGTTTCCAATTTGGAAACAGTTGCTATTGCTATTCGGTTTTAGCAGTTGCAGGTGCCGCAATTCCCATACTGATACGGTGCGGGAACGGGGAAAGCCGGAACAGGGCGGGGGTTGTAATAGGCAAGCTGCCCGCTCATATAGGCTTTCAGCGTTTCATTCTGCGCAGCCTGACTTGCGGAAAGCTGTGCAGCAAAAAGCTGCTGGCTCTGCTCTGCAATCTTGGCATCCTTAGCTTCAATGCGCTGCGCCGTCAGCGCGTCAAGCACCGCGCGGGCGTTGGCGTTCTGATTCTCGATGATGTCCCGCGTGCCGTTCTGGATAGTCTGGCGCGTGTCGCAGGCCTGCGTAGCAAGGTTGTAATTTACGCCCTGAATCGCTTCGCGGGTTTCGCAGCAGCAATTGGCCTGCTGCATCTGCATTGCATTCAGCTGCTGCATAAATGCCGCCTGCTGGTTTGCGCGGCTGATTTCCGCCGACATAAAGCCCTGCTGCATAGCGTTCTGCACGCCGTTGACAAGCTGTGCCTGTGCATAGAAACCATCGCACAGGCCGTTGTTTACGTTGTCAATCTTGCGTTCGATGTTGGCAAAATCACTGGTGAGAATGTAGCCGTCAACTGCGCCTGTGCTGCCGTTGCCGCCAAAACCGTTGTTGCCCCAGTTGCCGCCCCAGCCGCAGAAAACGAACAGGAACAGGATAATAATCCACCAAGCACCGTCACCGCCGAAGCCCCAGCCATTGCCGCTACCGCTATTCGCGGGCTGAACAGGCATCGTCATCACAGTGCCATCCGAAGACAAACTCATAATTGTACTCCCTTCAAATAAATTTTATTGTCTAACCGTGCGCACGGATTAAACCTGTCACATAAACGACCTAAACTGCTGCGCCATCGCTTGCAGCTGGTTCAGCTGCGCTTGGCTCATCTGCCCTGATTGCAACAGCTTTTCTACTTCTTTCTTGGGGTCTCCCTGAAAATTCGCCCGGAATTGCTGGAACTGCTGCATCATCTGCTGGAACTGCCCCATTGCGCCAGGCATTTTGCCGCCGCCAAGAGCGTTAAACAGAGGGTTGCTCATTGTCTGCCTCCTTTTTCTTTCGCGTCAAAGGCTTGTCTGCCGTCAGAGCGTCAAAGCGGGCTGTCAGAGCGTTAAACTCCTGCCGTGTGACATATTCTTCTTTTGGCTTTTGCGCGGTATGTGTGGGCTGTTTCTGGCTTGCCGTGCGTTCCGAGTAGTCAAAAACGCGCAAAGGCTGCGGCATACCGCTGGCATCGGTGGATTTGATATAAAATGTGCTGTTTTCGCTGTCCATCAGCAGCACGCTGTTTCCTGCCGCGACCATATACGCTTTGGCTCCTTCTTCGCCCTGCACCCATATAATAGGCGCGGTCTGCTGCGCTGTTGGCTGCTGCTGCGGATACGCCGCCTGCCGGAGCTGTGCAAGCTGATCTGGCATAGCCGACGGCATCTGCTGCCCCATCGGATAATAGTTCGGCATATAGCCGGGCTGATACGGTACGCCAAACGCCATAGTCAATCATCCTTTCTGCCAATAATACAGTGGCGTTTCTTCGCCGCTGTCCCAAGTATCAAGCCAATCGCCGTCAACGACCGCGACAACGTGCGTTGCCATAGCCAGAATATATACGCCAGTCGGATTGTCGGCGGCGAAATCCGCAACGGTGTAACAGTCCGGGCAGGTGTTAGGAAGTGTGTGCCGCTGCCAGCCTTTCCGCCGCAGATAACTGCCCCAAACATAATTTGCCGTTGGCATATCATGAAGCAAATAGCCCTCAAGTGCTAATGCTGCGTATATATCTTCCCAGCTTTTTCCTGTTCCCGCCGCAATGGCCCGAACGGTGCAATCTCCAACACGCTTGTGTTCTGGATTTAGATTGATTTGTGTGTAAGCCATTCTTTTGTTTCCTCTAGCTTAATTATAAAAAAATAGACGTAAAAACGTGCGACACGAACGCGACAGTTTTACGCCAAGTTTATACAAAATATTTCCCAAAAGTCTATTTACAATGCTACTTTAGAGTAGTATAATATAAGCAAAATAAGCAATAAACACACAATTATAACAGGAGGAAAACAAAATGACTAACACCATTATTAACAACATCAACGCAGATATCATTAGCAAGGCAAACGAAGCGAACAAGGCCGAAACCGAGCGCATCGTTAACACCTATCAGCAAATGTGGGGTAACGGAGATAGCTTTATAGCGAATGACATGGCTTTTCTTTTTGGCTGTGCACAGCGTAGCGGATTGAATGATGACGAAGAGATGGCAGCAGCTGTCAAGGCCGCAGAAACCGACCTGATTTATAAAGTTATCATCAAAACTTGGTTCAAGGATATGAGCCGCGCAGATGCTGTTGCTATCTGCAACAAGCTTTTTGGTAGCAGAGACAGCATTCAGATTTTTTCTGCAACACTAACCGCAAACGATGTTGCACGGAATTGGAATGCAGAGCACAGCAACGAGAAGCCCATTTACATGACCACCCGCGCTATTGAGGAGACTTTTGGAAGCATCTAAGGATGCAGGAGGCATCAAGATGGACATTACTCTCAAGGAATACGCTTTTCGACACGGCAGAACCCCCGCAACCGTGCGGCAGAAAGTTTTGCGCGGAGGATTTAAGACCGCGCACAAAATGGGCCGTGACTGGCTCATAGACGAAAATGAGCCTTATATCAAGCGCCCGACAAGGAATTCGAGGCAAAATCAAAAGGCAAAAGACGAGGAGGGGCAATGAAATGAAATCGTTGCCCCCGTTACCATCAAAAATGGTTACTGCATACCTTCTTCCGAACGAGCTATCCGCACTTTCAAACTTGCAAAAAAGAATGAAACTTGAAAGTCTTTCGGATGCGGCAAGGTATTGTATCTTAAAATGTAAATTGCCAGTGTATCCACTTCCACAACGTTCTGATATCGCATTTTACTATAGGAAAAGAATGGACATAGCCTTACACTTTGACGAATATGCTGTATTACAAAACATTGTCAGCACAATGTCAAAGCAGTCCGGAAAAAACATTTCGATATCAACTGCAATTCGTAGCGCGATTGTATATGTATCGAAGCAATAAAAACAATAAAGCCCCCCGTTTGTGATTGAATGTATCACAAACGGGGGGCTTTCTATTACCTTATTTTATTTTTTATCGATCTAACTCTCCGATTAACCGTCCTTTCACTGCAATACAATTCCGCCGCAATGTCGGCATTGTGCATCCCGCGCCGCCGCAAGTCCAACACGGCGTGTTCGTCATCGGTCAGGTCAAAACATAGGTCATCATAGTCGCTGCGGCTCATTCGAAAATCGAACTTACTTCCCATTGCCAAAGCCCTCAAGAATCTGCTTGAACGCCTGGTGCAAACCGGTAGATGCCAGCCCGCTTGCAAGGCCGGACAAAATCACGGTAGCGGTAATTTCAGGCCAATTCATCCAGCATGCCAGTGCGACACCAAGCGCCGCGCAAATGGTGGGGATATAGCGGTTGTCAACATCCTTAATCCACTGCTTGACAATCCAGCCCACGCACAGGCAGATGCCAACAATCACGGGAATCATGTATTCGGACAGAAAAGAAATATCCATTTTGCTTTCTCCTTATCAAATTCTGGTAAAAATTGCTATTGTATAGGCTTAAAATTGCTTTTCACATCCAAAAGCGGGCTATTGGGGGATGTGTTTTATTTTTCAGGCGCTTTTGCTTGCTTCTTCAAGGTCTGCGATTCGATGGTTTGCAACCTTGATTTGTTCTTCCAGCACTGGTACACGCTTAGCAAAGTTGTTGTGTTCGCGCACCTCGCGGGTGAGCTCTTCAATTTTGGTATCAGTCACGGCCTGCGCGGTGGCCATGCGCTGTTCGGTACGGCGGGATGTTGTCAGAGCTGTAATAATCGTGCCAACAACGGAGCATCCCCCGGTAATCAGGGCAACGATGATGGCATCCATGCTCATACCTCCACAATAGGAATTCCGTACTGGACAGCCGCGTCATGTTCAATGCAGCACCCGCGATAGTCCTGCCAGCCAGGGGCGAACACCACAAAATCAGCAGTGCCAAGCAACTTGATGCTTTCGCCCAGATACCACAGCGGCGTTGCGTCAGCAGGGGCGTTCTCAAAAAATGAATCAATGACTGCTAAATTTTCGTGTGTTTTCATGTACACATCAGCAATCAAAACCTTGCGTTCCTTGATAATTTCTTCGTTCGTTTTGCCGCGCATCGGCTGAGAAACAAAAAGTTTTTTCACTGCATCACCCCTCAACATACTCGGCCTTGTACAGCCCTGCGTCAATGAGTTTCAGCTCTGCGCACTTACGCATGATGTACCAGGCGTCGCCGCTGGATACCGGCCCAACGTCCAGCATCCACTGGTTGCCATCTGCACAGGTTTCGCGGTACAGGCCAGCAGTTACCAGTCCCAGCCCCTCGCACAGGGCGCGAATGGTTGCGCGGTCGCCGCTGGAGATACGGCTAATGGTGATCCGCTGCTTGTCCAGCTTGTTGGGGGTGGTATCATCCGGCGGGGGCGCGGTGTGGCCCTGCAGGCCCGCCTGGATCATCAGCTGCTCATAGTCCTTGTATACCCTGTTGCAATCCAGGCTGGTGCCGTAGCCGGGCACGCCCAGAGCGTTGCGGCTGCTGTACTGCCAGATGCCATACGGCAGGGGGCAGGTGCATGTGCTGCCATACTGGGCAACCCAGATATCGTATTTGGACAGCGCCTTGTAGTCCAGGCGGTTGCGAATAAAATTGCAGCTAGCATACAGGATGCCGTAATACCCTGCGGCCTCAATCTCCGACAAAAAGGCCTGTACAAGTGCCGTGCGCTGCGCGTTGGTCAGGCGCAGGATGCACGGCTCATACTCAATGTCATAGGCCACCGGCAGGCACAGGTGCTTGCCCTTGATCGCGGCCAGGCAGCAGCGGGCTTCCTGCCGGGCTTCCGCCGGGGTACTGGCGTAGCTGTACCAGTACACGCCGTACTGGATGCCCAGGCGGGCACACTCCGCTGCGTTGCGCTCAAACTGCGGGTCAACCTGGCTGCTGTAACGGCCATACCCGGCGCGCAGCATGGCATGGCGGATGCCCTTGTCATACGCCGCCTGCCAGTCAAATTTGCCCTGATGTTTCGATACGTCGATTGCATAATTCATGTATTCCACTTCCTTCATATCGTGCGCTACGCTGCTGTAACTGCCCAGCTTGACCGCACTGCTGGCCGTGCTAAAATCGTTGTCCAGCCAGTTCAGCGGGTTGGTGCGCTGGCCTTTCCAGCGCACCTCAAAATGCAGGTGTGCGCCGTAGCAGTTGCCGGTATTGCCGCTGTAGCCGATCAGCTGGCCCTCTTTTACCTGTTCACCCTGGGCTACGCAGAGCTTGCTCAGATGGGCGTACAGCGTTTCCAGTGTGCCGTACTTGTAGGTTGTATGGCGCAGCTTGACCATGTTGCCGTAACTGTTGGTATCTCCCTGGGTGCGCTTGCCGTTCCAGCGGTATGCGATTGCAACCGTGCCACCCTCTGCGGCGTACACGGGGGTGCCAACGGCTGCGCGGAAATCCAGCGCCCGGTGCAGGCTGCCGTCATTGTAGAGCCAGCCTGCGGTGATAATGTGCTGGGCCAGGGGCCAGTGCAGCAGGGCTTCTTCATTCTTCAGCCGCATTTTTATCCTCCTTATTTTGTCCTCTTCCATATCCATACCGATAAATAAGGCGGCATGTTGTTGTGGGCTGCCCCGGAACCGCCGGAGGCGACTGTTACGGTTTTGGATTCCCAGTTCGGAATACCCCAGCCACTTGATTGCGTTTGGACATACGCATCCGCAGTGCTTCCGGTTTTGGAGCGTATTACGTTGCTTCCGTTGGTCACAGACAGCGAGTAATTCGGTAGCTCGCTTTGTGTAAGCTTATGGGTGAATTCGCCCCCAGTGCTACCTGCGGGATAACTGCTGGAAGCACCAAGCAAAAAGCAGTCAGAAATTCTTTCCCACGTGCCACCAAATAGATTTGCCGGGCTTGTACTGTTTACGGTCATGTAAATACTGCCAATCGGCCAGGCTGCAAGTTTTGCTTCCGCGATGGCTGCTTTTACCGCTGCTGGTGTTGCTGCCGTTATGTCAATGGTTTTTGCGCTGCTGCCGTCCCATGCGCCCTGACTGGTTCCGTTCAGTTTGATGGTCAGGCTGTTATTTAGTTTTTCGGCGCTCGTTGCGGAGCCGCCTGCGTTGCTGGAACCGGCATAGTTTGTGGTTCCGGTGACTTTGACCCCTGCGGCACTGTGGGCAATTACCCCTTTCGGCAGGTCGGCAGCCTGCACCGTATCACCGGTCAGGTCGAGGACAACTTCATCATTGATAACAACCTTGTTGACCGCCATATCAGCCTCCGATCGTCAGGGTTTGCCCGCCCGCGGCGTTATCAACGTATGTGGCCGGGATCGCCTGCACAGTAACTTGAGACAGGCAGTTATACGCTTTGTCGGGCAGCACAACCTGCTGCTCAAAGGTCGGCGTAACGCTCTTGGCCTGCGGCTTCATACCTTCGCTGCCGCTCATAGAGCCTTTCACGCCCAGGACCGTAACGCCCTCGCGGATATTTGTGGGCACCAGCTTGGCCTGTTCGGTCGCCGCGATAGTCACTCCGCCCGCGCCATCATGAAAGCCCATGGGAATGGTGTACTTACCAGAAACGGTGCTGATTTCACCGTTGACTTCGCCGTTGTTGGGCATTGTGCCGGTCATTTTAGCGCCACGCGCGTAGAATGTTTTCCCGTTCAAAACCTCCGCCACAGCTGCGGTAGCATCGCTGGTATCCGCGTCTTTTGTGCTGGTGCCGGTAATGGGCGCGCCGGACTTATCGTGTGCCGTGATACCTTTTGCCAGCTTGTCCGGGGTAATGGTATCTGCGGTAAGGTCAAGTTTCGTTTCCTTGCCGATAACAACCTTGTTTACGTATTTATTGGGCATTGTAGTATTCATCTCCTATTATCAGTGTGTAGCCGCTTGAATCGTTGGATACCTCGTACTGCGGTATCTTGCGGATTGTCACGTCTTTCTGCATCAGTTTTTTCGCCGTGGGCAAAACCTGCGCCGTAAACAACGGCGTGATGTCATACGGCCCGCTATACTCCGGCGCACTAACCACTGCGGTGCCGGTCACGTCCACCCGCACGGGTGCCGCTCCGGCAATGCGCACCGATACGGCGCTCTGTTGAGCCACTCGCACCTGGATCATGAGCCATCCGCCTCCTGGAATAAGGTCGGGCTCATTTTAAGAGCCAGGATCTCAGTCTGCGGCTGATCAGTGCTGTCCCGTAATGTGATGCGGGTGTCCATGTACAGCGTCTCGCCGCCCATGAATTTGTATGTCTCCGCCCGCGTCCAGGGGATAAGGATGATGTTCTGTCCTTCCTGCCGGGTGCAGTCGTCGGGCCAGGCGTTGGTTTTAATGGCCGGGAAGCCTTTGCAGCTCTTCTGTTTGAACACAAATTCGATCCGGCTTACCTCGTCCAGGCTCATGCCGATTTCAACCGGCAGCGCAAATTGCGTTCCCTGTTTCATTCGTTTTTCTCCTCAGCGCCTTAATTCGGCATTTTTTCTTCCTCTGTTTTCGGAGTTTCGATGTTTGCCGCCGCTGCTTCTTCCGCTGCCATGTTTTCGCGCACGGCATTCAAAACGTTCTCCAAAATCAACTCCGTCACGGCAAACGGCAGCTTTGCCTCGTTAATTGCAGCAATAACTTTGCGTTTGCACTCTTTAATGCGTTTGTTGTCAGTCATGGGGCATCCTCCTTACAGCCGCGCGTTCACGGCGTTTTTCAGTGTGCTGATTGCGGCCAGAACTTCCCCATCAAGGGCCACAAAAGACCCCCGGTTGTTCTGGCTGGTGATGTTGCCGCTGTCGTCCAGTTCCATGTAGGTGTAGCTCACTCGCTCACCTTCGGCGGTGGTCACGATTGCTACTGCGCTTAATTTCTTCATATTTCACTGCCCTCCAAATCATCTAATAGTGTATCAACGGCCTGTTTGGCGCCGGTGTCCATGGTCAGCAGGTCAGCTGCGGCATCGGTGCTGGCCTCCTGCGCACGGGCGGCGGTGCTGGCGGCCAGCTCAATGCCTGCCGGATCGCCGGCAGGGTAGCTGCTGTCGCTGCGGTCGGCATAACTGCCCTCGTACCCACGCTGCGCGGCCATGCAGAGCCACGCAAAGCGCTGGCCCGCCGCACCGTGCACAATGGCATACTGGCCGCAATCCTCCGCCCACAGGTGCCCGGTGCCGTCAAGGTCAGTCAGCAGCCAGGCGGGCTGCCCGTACTGGGCGATGGTCTCCGCATAGCGTGGGTCAAGGGCAATCAGGCACCAGCCGTCTGGGCTGCACCGGCCCTTACCCCAGTCCGCAAAGGTCGGCACGGGGGTCTCGAACGCGGCCATTTTCAGCGCGCCGAAGCTGGTAGGCACCACGCGGGATTTGCTGCCCCAAACGTCCAGATTGTGTACATTCAGCTTGCCGGAGACACCCACCCGGGTCGTGTTAAAATCGGCGTCGCTGTCATTGCTGCGGTTGTAGGTGATCTGCATCCCAACGTAAGATGTCGGGTTGAGGCCGTCAACCCAGCCGTACTTGGCGTACTTGCTGCACGCCCCAATGTAGGAGCTGCCAGCCTCTGAGTACAGCACGCCGGTCAGGCCGATGCTGCCGGTGTTGATGGTTGCATACCAGGCAATGTGCCGATTGTCCAGAAACACGCGCTCACCGGCCTCGGTGCCCATGCGAATCCAGGCGTTATCCAGGTCGTACACGGTGGTGTAGTTGAGGTTATGCAGCTGCCCGGTCGTAATGTTTCCGCCGTTGATGATGGTCTTATCCTGGTTCCAGGTACTCAAATCCGAAAATGTCACCACGCCGGATAGGTTGATCTGTGCGCTGGTGATCTCTGTTCCGCTCGCTGTCAGCTTGATGGTGCTGCTGGTTCCGCTTGTGCTGGCCGTCAGCTTAATTTCGTTCACCGTCTGCTTGATCTCGGTTTTGGTTTCGTTGGCGGTCAGATAGTCGCCGGTGCTGGCCGTCCAGGCAGTGGGGGCGTTGCCCATCTGCACCATGGGGTGCATGATGGTCAGATCGTTGGTAACGGTGGCGTTATCGTTCGCGGTACTCACAAACAGGCCGTCTGCATAGCCGTCCGCGGTCGCCGTGAACGCCGCCCAGCGCAGCTTCCAGCCGTTGTCCAGCGCAATGTCCTGCTTCGCATTTTTGAATGCATTGCCGTAATAACTCTTTGTGCCGCTGCTGCTCTTGGTCTCGAACTGCAAAAACAGGCTGTCCGTGCCGGAGTTGAGCTTGTACAGTACCGATGCACAATAGGTCATGCCCTTTGCAATGACCAGCGTTTTGTCCGCCGCAAAGTGAAAGCGGGTGTTCTGCGCTTTGTTGGTCACTCGGACGGATTCACCGCTGATCGTGTATTTTCCTTTTTTGCTCAGGTCATTGCCGCCTGCATCCAGGGTCGCATTGTTCCAGTCGTCGGTGCCCACAATAATGTTGTTGCCGCCGGTGATCCGCTGCGTTACCGTCTGGGTGATGCTGTCGGCTTTCTGGTCAATCGCGGATACTGATTCTTTAATGGTTTTGAATTCCCGCTTTGTGCTGTCCAGGTCGTTGGAAATGGTTGTGGTGGTCTCTTTCAGGCTGCGGACTTCCGTTTTGATTTCATTCGCCGATTGGGAGATCAGGCTTTTGGCGTTTTCCTCTGTTATGTAGTCCCCGCTGCTGGCATTCCACGCGGTCGGCGCGTTGCCGTATTGCAGCATGGGGTGAAGCATCGAAAACTTGTTGGTGTAGCTGCCGCCAACCCCCGCCTTTATGCTGCCGCAGCCAAGCTCGACCGTTTTCAGAATACCGGTGCTGCTGGGTGTCCAGGTGCCATACCGCAGCACCCAGCCGTCTGTCTGCTGAATTTCAATCTGGTTTTCGGTTGTTATGCTGGTATAGTAAGAATTTCCGTTGTCGGCGGCATATATAAGGCTCAGGCACAACCCGTCGGTGCCGGAAATTGGCTTGTACATGACGGACAGGCATAATGTGACGCCTTTTGTAATGCGAGCGCCAACGGTGTTGAAAACAAAATACCGATTGGAGTTTGCATTTGTTACGGTCGCGCTGCCGGTATCGTTGTACGTGACCGAACTGCCGCTGACCGCGTTGCCTTGCAGCTTGGCGTTCTTGAAGCTCTCACTGCCCAGGATCAGGTTGCCGCCGCCGGTGATTTTGGTGTCTTTTTTTACCTCAGAGGAAAGCCCGTCCACCGTTGCTTTCAGGTCGGTGTACTTGCCAGTCAGGTCGCTGGCCTTTACTTCCAGGCCGTCCACGCTGGTCTTGATCTCCAGCATCTTGCCGGTCAGGTTCTTGTAGCTCTGGCTGTTCACGGCGCTGGAACTTTCCCGGCTGGCGCTGCCCACGCTCTCAAAGCTGGCTTTGCCGGAGGAGATTGTGGCGCTCATCAGGTAGGTGTCGAACTCCCGCCCGCGTGCGTCCTTAACGTGCACGATCTGCCCGCAGGCAAGGCCGGAGCTGCTGGGCACCGATACTTTGCAGGGGGTGTAGGTCACGTTTTTTAGCACGTTGTACAGGTTCTGGGCAACGGTTTTCAGGTTGGCTTCGGTGCCGGTTGTCAGCAGCAGGTTGCCCTGCACTGCATAGGTGTTGGTGGCAGTGGTGCTGTCGGGGTAGATGACCCCCACGTCACTGTCCGACTGCCGGATCTGGACTTTTTCAATGGCCTTGACCGTGTAGTCCTCGTAGCTCAGGCTGTCAGCATAATAGGCGGTGCTGTTGCTGGCACCGTCCGGGGTGATTTTAACTGTGCTGCGCTTGTCTGTGTAGGTCAGGAATTGCAGCTTGCCGTCTGCATTCATGTGGGCGTAGCAGCCAGCGGCTTCCGCCGCCCAGGAGATAATCTGTCGGCAGGTCAGGTCGTCCGCGTAGAACGCCTGCACGCTGTAGCTGCCATTGATGGGCAGACTGCTGCTGGCAAGCGTAACCCCTGCCCGCTGGCAGGCCAGCTGAACCAGCTGCCAGATGGTCTTGGGGAACTGCACCTGATTGGCCCGCAGCCAGCCGGAAAAGTCTGCATCCAGCTTGGACATGGTGTCGTAGGCCACTACTTTATAAACCGTGCTTGTGCCGGATATTTCCCGCATAAGCCCCTGATAATTTGGCTTTTCGCAATAATATATGCCGACTTTTGTTTTTGTGCCGCTGTCATTCACCCAGTACAACGTAAGCACATCGCCTTTTGCAATAAGATTGTCATCTTGCGCAAGGTATTCGACCTCTATTTCGTCTGTGCATGCGCTTCCGATCGTGAATTCCTGGCCTGAATTCAAGGTCTGCGTCAATGTGCAAGACAAAATAAGGGAAGAATCAATCTCTGTCCCATCGCTTTTGACAATCAAGTTTTTCAGCATTGATTCTTCCCTCCTTTACATCTCTACCATATCAAAGAAAACATCGGTGTATAATCCGCCCTCGCTTGAACACAAGGTTTCATTGTACAGTTCATATTTGCAATCACCTGTATAAGCAGACATCGTGCATGTCTTTCCCCTGTCTCTGAATGTTGCGGTATATTCCTTGCCCTGAACAAGCCCCACAAGCTCGTCCATTTCGTTCCCTGTCATGGCATTGTATTTGATTGTGACTTTGCGCAAGTCCCGGCGCAGCCAATCAATGTGCATCACGCCATCCTCTGTGCGGCCACTGTTGGAGCCGACATAGTTCTCATGCGTGATTTCACACCCCTGCGGCTTGTACAGCGCAGTTCCGTTGACCGCCCAGTAACCTTTTGTGTCTTTGCTATTGAAGCTCATATCTTCCTCTTAGAAAGCGGGGCTTCCCGTTCTGATTTGTTCTCGGTGTGCTTCATCTTTAACGGCGCGGAATACCTCTCTGCCGTTAATGACAACTTTGGTATCACTGTTGCGCTCCATAATAGTGCCAAGCGCACGAATTGCTGCAACAACGTCTGCGGAGCCATTTCCAGTGCGGTATGCCTGCGCAGAAGAAAACTGCTTCCCGGATACTTCGACATCGTGTTTGGAAACGACCGTGCCCTCTGCGCTGACATTGACAGGTGCATCCGTAAGTTCCTTTTGCATCGAAGCACTAAGCCCTGCAACCTGGCGGATAACGCTGTTCTTGTTCCGTTCAATGCCGGATGCAAACAGTTTCATCATGTCAGGCATCCAGGTGTCAGCATCAGCCAAAGGGCCTTTATCAGGAACAGAAAAATGGAACCGTTCACTAATCCATTTCGCCGCATCTTCAAATCCCGATTTAAGGACTGTCCACGTATCGACAAAGCTATCTACAAAAGAGGAAGCGAAATCGCTGCCCCATTGTTTTGCCTTCTCTGGAAGTCCGGACAGTGCATTGCCGGAACGGGTTGCCGCATCTTCAACGCCAGATGCGGCATTACTTGCAGAATCTTTTACCGTTTCCGCATTTCTTCTTGCACCAGAATTGATATTGTCAAAACTTGCCGCATAAGTGCTTGCTGTATTGTTTGCACTTTGGGTCATTCGTTCTTTTGCGTTTTCTGCCGCACTACTCATTTGACCTGTGCTACCCTGTACGCTTTGTGCCGCAGCCGAATAGCTGGAACTGATTGTTGCAGCGGAATTTGTAGCAGACGTTGTTATATTACTGTTGGCACTTGTTACTGTTCCGGCAGTCTGATTTGCAGAATCTCTTACTTGCGCCATAGAAGTATCAACCTGATTTGTAGAGCTTATTACAGAATCAGCCATATCAAAGTTCCCGCTTTTGATATCCACAAGTTTTTGGGTGTAGGTATCAATCGCAGAATTGGCATTTGTAAGGGCTTCTTGCTGCGCCTGAACGTCACTTGTTGCGGTTTCGTAGGCTTCGTTCGCTTTGCTCAAAGAATCGGACAAAGCGTTATATTGCGCATCGAGACCCAAATCAGCCAGCATTTCACCCCATGTGGAAAGACCGTTACGATAATTGCTAAGCGCCGTTGTTGCTGTATCGACTGCTTCCTTGCTCGCAGCAAGGCGGTCATTGGCGGCTGCAAGGTCTTGTTCCGCCTGAATCTGCGCCTTATATGCACTTTCCAACAAATCCTGCGCTGCTGCGGCGTATGCGGCCTTTTCAAGGCTTTCGATAAGGGCGTTTACATCGTCACGAGTTTCAAGCACCTTTGTTCCGGTTTCGTCCATGTGCAGCTGCAACCCTTCCAGGCCCATACCATTAAGGTATTCTACCTGGGACTGGAGCTGCTGCACTTCAAACGCGGATTTGTTCGACTTTTCGCTTAAATCGAAAATCGAATCGACAAGGGTTTGAACGCCTGCATACTTTGTTCCGACATCAGAAAAACTTTGAATTTTTTCGTTAAGTTCCTGCTGGTTATCCGTTGCCCGCTGAATACTTGCGGTGGACTGGTCGATCATGTAATTCAAAGTCTGGCAAAACTGGCTTTCGTTCGCCATTTCCTGCCCGGCTTCCTGCATTGCACTCCTGTATCCTAAAAACGCACCGGCTGCCGTTCCCACCGCTGCAATCACTACACCAACTGGGCCAAGCACAATGCCGCCGATCGTACCAAACAGGGCAAATGCAGCCACACAGTTTGTTGCGGCGGTTTTCAAATCCATTGCCCCCTGCCCGAATTTTTTCATTGCATCATAAGCAGTGACAAAGGTTCCTACCGCCACAGCAACGGCAGTAGCTACTTTCGCCCACACCGGGAGTGCGCTTCTAAACGATTGAAGCCCCAAAGAAAAAGACCTCAAAAAACCGGCCCCGTACTCCAGCGATGAAACAAAAACTCCCGCAGCTTTTTTCAACGCTTCAAAGACAGCGCTTCCCGCAGCGGCTTTAGTAATAAAATCCTTGAACTTTTTCAGGAATTTGCTGACAGCTCCAACGGCAAAAGCCGTTAATATAGCAGCGCCAATACCTTTTATAAGTGGCATAAACGGTTCAAGCACTTTTTTGATGTTCTCAAAAGCCTTTTGTAGCTTTTCAACCCATTTCGTAACCTTGCTGTTTGCAAGGTTGGCGAACATGTCATAGCTCGGAAGGTTAATGTCACCTAATCCGCTTCCACCTCCGCCACTACCGCCACCACCGCCGGATGACTGGTCTGGTGCTTTATTGAGTTCATCGAATCCGCCGATCAGGTCATGCACAGCTTTTGCCGCAGAACTTGCGCTCCCACCGACATCATCAAGCCCGCTGCTAACGCCCTGTGCAGCACTTACGCCGGAACTTTGAAAATCGCCCCACTGAATCGTATGCCCAAAAAGTGATGCAATCGCGCTGATTGCCATTCTGACAACCTGAATAAAAGCAATCAGGGGCGGAAGAATCGCATTGATTGCGGGGATGAGCACCGCGCCCAGGCTTCTGCCGAGCAAATCAATCTGTGCTTTCAAAATGCGCATCTGGTTTGCAGGCGAATTCAATGTGCGGCCCATATCGGTCTGCGCATTTGTTGTCTGCTTCATGATAGCAATATAGCGCAGCTGTGCCTTATCCGCCTGAGACAAACTGTTAATGCTTTTATTGATTCCCAAATTGTACAATTCTTGTTGCAATCTGGCGTTGGAAATATCAACGCCCAACCGGCGGATAGGTTCAAGCTCACCGGAAATGGCAGCTTGCAATTTCTGGAACGAATCTTCTGTACTCAGATTGAAGAAGGAAGCCATATCATAGCCAAGCTGTGTGAGGTTCTGGCTAAGAATGTAGGCTTTATCGGATGCCATGCCAAAGCTGGTTGTAAGGTTTTGGAAAACAGCCATATTCCGCATGGCTTCACCGCTGTCAATGCCAAGCACGTTTTCCATCTTTTGCGCAAATCTGCCGCCGCTGTCAGCCGCATTGCCCATTGCCACAGCAAACAGGTTGGCATCTTCTACGTACTTGCTGTAGTTGGTTATGGCACTTTCCAAAAGTGTGTTAGCCTTTTGAATAATTGCTATCACAACGGCCTGTGAAAACAGATTTTTCAGAGAAGAGCCAAGCGCTTCCGTCTGTGCAGTCATATTATTGGAAACGCCTGTTGCCTTTTTCATTGCATCAGAAACTTTGTTTATTCCCGATACAGCGGAGCTTAAATTGCTCATATTGGACAGTTTTTCATTCAGTTTTTCCAAACTGTCAATAACAGTCTTTAAGCTACCTGTTGAAGAAAGAGACTCTATCGCCTTTCCCAACTTTTTGATATTAGTTGTGGCAGCTCCTGAATTGGCCTCAATCTCGATTGTAAGTTTATCAATCTGTACGTCAGCCATTGCTTCCACCACCCATCAAACTGAATTTCTCAAAGAAACGTCTCTCCGCTTCTTCTGCATCCCTTATCTTTCTTGCAATCTGTTCTTCTTCCGTCAGCGCATACGGCTCTTTGGGATACTGCATCGGTTTGCGCCCTTTCGGGATAAACGCATTTCCGATCGTGGCGGATATGGCATCGGCAATATACCTGCCCTGTATCCACGCCTTATAATTCCATTCCTCAAGCTGTTTTTTATGCGATTTCCGGTATTCTCTGGCAAGTCTTGGATAACCATTCCAATACTCGTCAGCGCTCATGCCGATTGATAAATAATAAGGGGCTAGTTCTTCAAAAATCTGTCCCCATGTTTTTTGATCTTCGGGGAGATCGTCGGTCAAGCAATCTCCCAAGTCACCTTTTTTCCATCATCTGCAAGGCTGTTCATTGCATCGCCGTAAATATCGGCCAGTGCGGCAAGAACATTATTCTTGCTTTCAATGTCCATATGGTTCCAGATGTCGTCAATCACCTTGCGCTTAACTCCCTTGCACTTTGCCAGAAAAGCACCGGCAAACATCTTATCGCCCTGAACGGTGGGCTGATGTGCCAACATCTGGATGTCAAATCCGGTGTTCTCCATCTGCTTGATAGTCTCGCGGGTATAGGTAAGCTCGTAGCTTTTGCCTTCAAAAGTCAGTTTGATAGCGTCCATTTGCGTTTTCCTCCTCAAGAAGTAGCAACAGTGATGCTTTCGGTGAATTCAAGGTCAGAATCGTTGGTAATGACGATATTGAACTGAATTGCATCATCAACGCCTTTGCCGGGCACAGAAACACTGTGCTGACCATGCCATACCCAGCCCCAGCCATTACGGCTGCGCACCGCATAATAGGCCGGTGTATTCGCCGTGTCCTGTACTGCTTTCAGGTTGCCCGCATCGGTGTCAACAAACGCCGGGAAGGCACGCGCAGAGGATTTCGGCAGCGCAGGGATGTTAGCCTGCATGGTGTGCATCAGTGTGGTAACGTCAATGGTATCCGGGTCTTCGATCAGGTCAGGATATTCCTGAATCCAGCACAGCTCTTTCAGGGTAGTCTTGGAATCACCGCGAAGCAGCTGTACGCCTTGGGTACTGATAGCTACATGTTCATTTGCCATGTTTTCAACTCCTTATCATGTCCGGGTCAAAACCCCGTCTTCGGTCATTCGCGCACGGTACGTTGTTTCCGTCCGGTACGCACTGTTTTGATACAGGTATCCTCTTGTAATGTGACTTTGCCGAGTAAAATTCAAACTGTTGGCTGTCTCGTCAATGCACATTTGTATTTTCCGGGCCTGGCTTGTTTTTGTGTTCCCCGTTGTGTAAACGCGCACGCGGAGCCGCACATTCACAAATCTGATTCTGCCGCTGTTGTCATGGTCTGTCGGCAAATCATCCTGTTCGATTTGAACACACGGGAAACTGGGCGGCTGGTCGGTAATTACGCTGCTTAATTTAACGCCTGGGAATTTTGCTTCCAGCTTTTGTGCAAAGAATTCAAAAATCTGCGGCTGAAAATCCTCTGTCAACGCATTACCTCCTCCCACACGGTTTTTACACTTGCAGCCATCTGGGCCGCGCTCTCCCACATGGCACATGCGGGCGGGTTGCCCTTTGTCCGCCAAACGCCGGGCTTTTGCTCGCCCTTGCGGTTATACACAGGCTGTGCCGTTGGCCCGGGAACGCCATCATAAACCCATCCATTCGGGTTTGAACCTTTCCCATCGCCGTATGTGCCATGCGCATACAGCCCGCTTGGATGCTCTGCAAATGCAACGCCTGCGCCAAACTCAATAAAGCAAACGGCCTGCCCGGTGGCGTAAATCGTGGCTTTCTTGCCGTGCTGTTCTACTTGAACCGCAATATCGCTCATGTCACCATCATAAACGGCGGCAGTAAACCGTATCTTGGCAACTTCTACCCCCATTTCTGACAGTCTTTTTACAAACTGTTCAATGCGGGTTTCCAGCGTTTTTTGCCAGTTCTCGTATTCCTTTATCGCCTGCTCTATGCCTTTTTCGCTTAGCGCCAGCTTGATTTTCATGGCACGATTTCTTTCATCGCATACAATACGCCGTTTATGGTATCTGCCTTTTTGGTCACAACGTAATTCGGGCTTTCGTCAGAATCCCGGTTAATCCAGATAAGCGTTCCTTCCCGCAAAGGGCAGTTTGTGTTTGCCGTGCAGGCTGTCCGGCTGTAATCTGTAAACCCGCCAAAAGCGGCGGCTTCCATTGCGCCAACAGCGCCGCTCACGCTGATTTTCAGCTGTTCAGCGTGTTCCATGATGGGCTGTTCCTCGCCGGTACGGTTTCCGTACTCATCTTTCACGGCGGCAAATCCGCTGCTGTTCTGATACCATATCGTCTTTTGATTGGCTTTCAGGTCGCGCATCAGCTGCCAACCTTTCCAATCGGAACAATTTCTTCCAACAATTGCTGCGGCACATCTTCGCTGCCCCATGTGCGGCTGATTCCGCTTTCACTGTGGCTGGTTTCGTATTCCGCGCCAAGTTTGTTATAAAATGCTAATGCAATCCGGAACTGCAAATCGCGGTATCGCTCTTCCAGCTCACCACCGCCAAAAGGAAAACGGCGGGCCAGTATCACGGATTCTGCGCTGCCCAGCAAATCTGCTAACAGGTCAAGGTCGTTTTCGCCTGTCCGTTTTTGCAATCGCTCAAAGATCTCCATACTGTCACCCGCCGTTCATCAAACTTTCGGCTTTCTGCCCCGCCGGTGTTCTACCACAGGGGGTGTTTCCGCCTTTTCGGTTATTACTTTCCCGTATTTTGCCATTTCGGCACTGTCCTGGTCGGCAATCTTCACCTTTTTCCCGGTCACGCAAAGCTCACCACCGTAAAACACTGCATAATCGGGAATCAGCCAGGTCATGCAGTCACCTTCATAACGGCAACTTCGTCCATGCGCTCAAAGCTTGGCAACACGATTTCGGAAGCATAAGTGTTCACATTGACCGGGTGCACGGTGGTTTCAACGGTAATGGCAACGCCGGTGTTCACAATGGCAACATCTGCCTTGCCGGAACCTGCCAGGTCGGCTTCCTCCGGGGTGGTGCCGTAAGCGGTCTTGCCCAGTGCGCCCTCCGGGATAAAGCTCACATATCCGTCCGGAACAAACTTGTGGCTTGTGCCGCCCTCATCGGCATACAGCTTGTCGTAAATCACGGTCTGAATGCCGGTAGTGGATGCGATAACATCTTTGGCTTCATCGTTGGTCAGGTAGCCCATACTGCGGCCAGTTACGGTCAGCCAGCGATTCTTTACGGCATCGGTGGCTTTCATCAGGTTGAACGTGGTGGTGTTCATTACCATGTAAGCCAGGGTCACACCGTAATTGTTTGCCATATTGTCCTTGATGGTCTGAATCTGCTTGAACGGGTCTGCGGTGGAAGTGGCAGTCCACAGGTCAGTGGTGGTCAGGGCGGTGTAATTGGTGCCCTTCCACTTGCTGTCAGGGTCATAGTTGTAGGTGTAGTTCACGCCATTGGCCTTGATGGTAATACCCATTGCGCCGCCCTCCGGGAACAGCAGCTGCATGCGCATGCGTTCCGGCACAACGTCAGCACCGGCAATCAAATCCTGCTGGTCATCGTAAATGCGGTTGATGACATCCGCCGCATAGGGGTCATTGCTGCTCTGGGCACGCAGAATCTCCTGGCGGTCTTTTTCCTTGATCTTGTAGCCCTCGCGGAAAAACGGCATCTCGGTTTCCAGCTTGCTCACGCCGATGCGGTCACGGAAAGTGGCCTTTGCATCAAAAGCAGAGGGTTTCAGGGAAACAGGCAGGCCCTTGTGGCCCTTAATCCATGCCAGGTCAAGGCCAGCACGCTTTACAGAGGGGAACAAACCGCTGCCCAGGTACGGGATTGCGTTGGAAGCAGCTTCGGTATAGTTTGCCGCAATGATTTCAGGTGTAAAAAGTTCAGTAAGGTTCATGTTTTCACCTCCGTTATGCGTTCACGCCGGTATTGGTGCGCAGGATAATGGTATCCGGCAGGTCAGATTCTGCAGCAAGGTCGGTACCGCTGTGTGCCTTTGCCTTTGCTGCGTCAATCACGCCCGCAACCAGCAGGCTGCCGTTGGGGTTTTCATCCGGGTCAACGTCATACAGCACAACGCCAACTCGGCTGTCAACTGTCAGTTTTTCACCAGCCTTTTTTGCGGTGGTTGTGGTAAACGGGATTGCGGTAAAATCATTGCTGGCCAGAATCTCAACTGCACCGGCAACATCCGTTTTCTTGAATTTCATGCTTTCACTCCTTACTTGTAATAATCCATGACTTTTGCGGCCGCCTCATTGGCCTGTGCTTTTGCCTTGCCGCTGCGCTTGGCAAATGCCATGTATTCGCTTTCTCCTTCGGTGCTTGTACCAGCGCCGCTGGGTCTGGGGCTGTTGCGCATAAGGTCTGCTTTCAGCTTGTCTGCAAGCGCCTGATTGGCCTTTGCAGCATTGGCAAACACCGTTTCCATGTCGCCATCAAAAAGGGCTTCTGCCGTACTTTTGGCAAGTTTTTCATCGTAGCCAAGCGCAATATACTTGGCAACGTTTTTAGAAATGGTGTTTTCTTTCAGCAGTGCGTTATAATCGTTCTGCAACTTTTCCTGTGCGGCTTTGGCTTCTGCAGCAGCGGTTTCTTCGGCAGTCATTTTTTCTTTCAACTGCTTTTTGTAGCTGCTGGCTTCGCTCATCACCTTGTCAAAATCTTCTTTTTTTACAAGGTTCTTTGTATCCACTGGGTCAGGCAGGTCAACGCCAAGTAGCGCCGTCACCTTGTCTGCATCGCTCATGTTTTCAAAGCCGTCAATGGTACTGGTGTCAAATTTCATTGGTGCCTCCGCGTTATTTTGTCGGCGTTCTCTCGCCCGTATTTGTGCGTTTTAGCGTCTTCTCTGACCTTTGCGTTTTATCGTCTTCTCTGACGATCAAACAGGTGTCAGCCAACACCTGCATCTCCTGTGGGGTTTATCGGGGATATTATCAATCGGGTAAATCTCTCCGTTGCGTTCCCTGCAAACTTGGCACACTTTTTCATCCCCGGCAGTGTGCCACTGCACCTGTTCTACTCCGGCATCTGTAAATGCCTTGATTCTTGCAGAATCGGTCACGTCATCGGCGTATTGGTACGTCATATCGCTCCAATACCGCAATGCACGCCGGAATTCGTTCTTATGGTTTGTCCGGCTCAAAAGCCCCTCTTCTAGGTAGGCCCGCTTTCGGTCAATCTCGTGTTCGTACACATAGCCGGTAACGGCGCTGTATCCGGCAAGCAAGGCAAGCAGCCATGCCCTGTCGGGTTTTTCTTTGCCGTGAACTTCGGCACCCTGGTAGCATTTTTTTGCCAGTTCTAAAAAAACTTCCTGATTGTCTTTGGCAATATCCTGGTATAGCTGCTTGCAGGCGGGCATAACGTTCAATTCATCAAACTGCGTTATCTGCCGGGATGCTTTTTCAAACCTGCGTATCGCCCTGCGGTTCAGCAGCCTGATTGCGCTGTCCGTTGGTTTCCAGTCCATTGTCAAGCTCCTCATTCAGGCTTTTTTCAAGCTCTGCCTGTTTTTCCTCGTAATATTTCATGCCCTCCTGCAAGGCCATTTCATTGTCACGGAACGGGCCAAGTTCGCGGTATACCGTTTCCGGCGCGATCTTTTCACAGCCCAGGCCCTGAATAAATACCTGCATCTTGCTCTGGATGTCAGTCAGGTTGTTGCGGGTAAACTGTGCGTACACATCCCCTACATTCAGGCCAAGATTATTTGTTGTGTTGCAAATGGTCAGGAACACACGCAAGAACTGCCGTTCACTGCGCCGGAACATGTCTTCACTGTCCTGGGCGCGGCTTTCTGCGTCTTTCCAGCCATCGCGCATAATGGTTGCCTGCCCGGTATCGCTGGTGGAAGAACCGCCGTTGCGGTTTGGCATGCCACAGATGGTCAAAATCTTATCATGCAAATCATCCACAGCGGTCTGCACAGTAGAACTGTTCATCTCGCTGCTGATGCGATAAATTTTTGCAGGCATCCCCTGCTGGGAATCTTTGATTTTGATAAACTTACCGCCGCTGGCAAGCTGGCTGTACTGGCCGTCTTCCAAATCAACGTTCTGAAATACGTCATACGCATTTACAAAATCCTGCACGTTATCTACGCGGTTGCTTTCCAGCGTATTAATACCATTCAAAAGCGGCAACACTACTTCAAACGCGCCCATTCTGGCACTGTTGTTGGGGTATTCCACAATCGGCACACTGCCGTATAAATGCCCAGACTGCCGGGTGATTTTCCCGCTTTTGATTTCAAAATATTCGCTGTCAGTGTAAACACCGTAATACTTGGCATCGTTTTCATCGTACTGTGTCAGCACACCCGCCATTGGCTTTTTGGTATAGCCGCTGTAGTAGATGACAAACGCTTCACGCGGGTCAAGGGTATAAATGCAGGCAGGGCTTCCCGCCTGTTCCGCGCCGGGATCAGGCAGAACCATCCGCACGCCAAGCCCCGCAATGTGCATCCAGTCAACGATTTCTTTGTCCTTGCTCTGTTTGTCCTCATCTGACATCCAGCGGTTCAAATCAACCAGTTTGTTGTTGTCCGTCTTGCTTCCTTTTGCACCGATATACTGCACAGGGCCGGAAAGTAGAAATGCTGTTTTGAACGTCACAATCTCATTTGCGATGTTCACCGTGATTTTGTTGTTGATTTCCTCACGGACAATTTTTTCTTTTTTGCGGATATCCTGCTTTCCCCGGTAAACATCCCACAAATACTGGATTTCTCCCCGGTTCCTGTCGTGGGTGGCAATGGCAGTATTCAGCGCCTTTACAACGTTGTCCGCTGTAATTTTCTGCTCGTTTGTGGTAATGACCCGTCTGCCGTGCAAACCCTCATCCGGCAGGATGTCAACAAGATCTCTTTCCAAGCTGTTCTCCTTTGCGCAAAAACAAAAAGTGCCAGCCAAACCAATTAAGGTTCAGCTGGCACTTGGCACAAGGCACTTGGCACTTTATTTTTTCAGCGGCAAATGGATTTCAATGTTCCGCTTGCACGCCTTGCAATAGGGATAAATCGTTCCCTTTGCTGCTGTATCAACTTCCATCAGCTTCCGCTTGATTCCTGCCGCACCGCAGCACGGGCAGTAAACACTTACTCGCAATTTATCCCTTCTTTCAAAAATAACCCCGTTCCCGCCCTCCCGGTTTATGCTATGCCGGGCTCACCCATTGCAAAGTAGCAGGCTTTGCAACGTAACAGGCGGCATCCAGTGCTATGCGCGTGATGGTACGCCTGTTTTTGATTTCCTCTATTTATATCCCGCGCAGGAAGTCACTCCGCGGCGTCCGGCCCGTTTTATATCCCGTCTGTCGGTTTACGGTTTCTGCTTTGATTAAAAGGGGGCCACAACGCGCAACGGTGTCAGTAACAGAGTCCGCGCAAGCAGATGTGGCGTTCAGGTTATCTATCGCGTTTTGCCTGCGCCGGGCTTTCACCGGTGGGAGCGACCCAACAATAGCAGTCAGCAGGTCTCGAACCTGCAACGGCACCAACAGGCGCTGCTTTTCCAACGTTATTAAGCTATGACTGCATCAAAAGCCCTGCATGGGGCACATCAAAGAGAGGTGTGCAGGGATTGCCTAACAGGGAACTTCAGTCCATCGTCCCGGCTGAATCTTTTACCTGTATCATCGGCCTTGGAGCTGCCAACTGGACTTGAACCAGTAGCCTGCCGCTTACAAGGCGGCTGCTCTACCATTGAGCTATAACAGCATGTGCGGTTCCTGCTTTTCACAGGCTTTGTCATCGTTTGTGGGGGAAGCCGCACCGCCCACACAGCAAGGCGCTACCTTGCATCTGGTTCCGTATGGTGGCCTTGCACCCTCCGCCGCGCCGTTGCTTCGGAACGCAGCGCCCTTAAATATGGCTATACGGTATATATCGCCTGCCAAGCGCTTGACAGCTTTGCAGGCGCAGCGGACAAGGTAAGCCCTGTCAGGCTCTATGTGGCTGATAACGGCCCACATAGTGCCGGTTGTGCGCCGCAGAGCGCACTCTGGTGCCGCCAGCAGGGGTTGAACCTGCAAGCACCCGGTTATGAGCCAGGAGTTTTACCATTAAACTATAGCGACACAATAGCTGGCATTTCAGCCAGCGGGAGAACCATATTTAGGGCGGCGCATATGCAAGACGCTGGTTCCGTACCCCAGGAGGTATGAACAAAATGTTCATAAGAAAAAGCTAAACTATAAAGCCTTTCCATTTACTATTATACTATAAAATTCACATTTTTCAAGCACATTAACGTTGTTTTTTTACCAAATTCTTGTCCCGATTTCAACTTTGCCCGCATTTAGGCCTTGAGCGTATTGTGCAAGCATGGCAAATGCGTCCGGCACGTCATCATGTCTGTTTTTCCCTGCCATTGTGTACCCTGTTAAAAACGACAAAACACGCCTGTATTCCTTGTTATTCTTGATAACGGAATTATCTTTGAACAGGCAGTGTTCCATCACCCAGGGGGAATTTACAATGATTTTGGTTTCTTTGTTTGCGGTGGTGTACCTGGTCACAATCCTGGTTATTCCGCCGTGTGCCTTTACTTCCTGCTGGCATTTTTCTGCCACTTTGCCGCCTGCGCTGTTGCTTTCAAACTGGGCCAGCTGAACCTTGTGTTTCACAAGAACCATCCAGAGCCGCGTTTCCACCACGTCCGGTGCGCCGTTATCGCAAACACATTCCTCAATGTAAAAATCATCCCCGTATTTGTATGCAACGGGCAGAACCGCATAGTCAGAACCTTTTTCTTTGGTATCGCATACTGCAATAATGGCTTCCGGCGCTTTATCCGGCAACTCAAAGTAGCGGCGCAGCTGATCTTCTGGGTACAGCTGCCCTTCCCGTTCAATCGGGCTTGTCATAAACAGCGCACGCCAGCTGGCATCATCCATTGATTCCCGCATGTCAATATAAAACTTGGTGCTGAACCCTACCCCGTTGGCATAATCAAAATTGCTTTTTTCGTCCTCGTTCAGGGCAGGCATATGCAGGAATTCTGCACGCGGGTTGTTTTCGTTGTTACGTTCCAGCCTGTCCATCGGGTCATGCAAACTCCAGGGTGTAGCAATATGCAGTTCCCGGCATTCACCAATTTTGCGCTGCCGCAAATCCGTTGTGTATAGCTGCCACAGCTTATCCATGCGTTCCCGGCTCATGGCTTCCTCAATGCCGCTTACAAGGTCATCGCAGTATAACAGCTTTTGCGCACGCACCTTGCCCGCATTTCCGCTGCCGATAGAAGAAAATTCCAGTGTGGCAAAGCGCTTTGGCTTGTACATGTCTATCATCATGTCCTGTGCATTCGTTCTGGCAATGCACACGCCGGGGAACACGTCTCGCCACAAATATTCCCCGCCTTTTGCCATAATTCGCAGGCATTCATCGTACACGCCGCGCAGAAATGCGTTGCTGTGGCTGCCGCCTAAAATCGGCATGTCGGGGTTCCGTCCGGCAAGCCATGTCAGATAAAAAATGGCAGTGGTACTTTTCCCGGTGCCGGGCGGCATCATGATTCCTGCAATGTCCAGTTCCCCATCTTCCAGTTTTTGCAGGGTGTTTACCATCCGAATCAGCTGCTTTCGGCGCGGCATATAAAACCGGCTTTTTGGGTCACGGTCAAGTTCAATGTATTGGCAAAAGGAATCAAAGTTATACGGCGCATTGAACAGCAGCAGATTCCGGTTCAGCTCAATCAGGTCATTGCAGCGCGGCAGCGTACCCAGCTTATTATGCAAATCCACACTAAGCTTGTGCGCCTGCTTGAAGTTTTCTTTTTCCAGTTCCCGGATCGCAGCAAACGCATAAACTGCTTCGTCCGCTGTCTTGGCTCGCATTGTGCTCTTTTTTGCAATTTCAAAAATTTTCAAAATAAAAAAGTGCCCTCCCTCAAATTTGAGAAAAGGCACTTGGCACAGGGCACTTGGCACTATTTTTATTATTATAGCATCGTTTTCCGTTGCAGACAAACTGTTTATCGTTGATTTTCGGCCTTTTTTGTTTTTTGAAAAATTCAGGAAGAATCCAAACAAAAAAAGCCGCCTTTGGTGCCGACACACCAAAAACGGCAGGCAGGAATATTATTCTATTCGTTTCAGTTCTATTCCCGCCTTTAATTTTAGCTCAAAAAGTATGGGAACGCAAACTTTTATGGGACTTTTTTATTTTTTCGGGATTGGGGGGACTAACCCCGCGCCCTTCGACCTGCTAAAATCCCCCTCCGGTATACCCCCGCCGATCATGTACAAAAAATGCCGGGCAGAATGGAGCACTCCACCCGAAGACAATAAAAAAGCGCCCAGGCCATACGGCCCAGGCGCTCCGCTATATTGATTAAAAATGGCGCATCACGCCAAAAATAATGATAAACGGAGAAGCCAACAGGAACAAAACGACCAGCATATAAAACACCCCCTGCAGCTATATTTTACACAATAT